ACTGTAATACTATCTTTTGGCGATGCTATAATTGAGTCTTCTATTTCTACATTTAAATTACCAGTTCCTGCTAAGTTTGTAAACAACGGTTTTTTAACTCCAACTGAATCTTCTGTATAAAAACCTAATCTATACATCCCTGGATCCGTGTGTTCAAAATCACCAGCGGCAGTAATCAAATCGAAGTTTCCTTCTGTTACAGTATTTTTAGAACACTTAATATTTTTTATTAATGTCCCGTCCGTATTCAATATATTAGCATATACGGACAAGTTATCAATCTTTACTGCTTTTCTATCTTTATCTTTAACTTGAAAATTAACCGTATTTGCTACGGACTTTATTATTTTAACATTTCCTGCTTGCATTGTCAAGGCACCTTTTGCGGGGTTATTTTCTAAATAATACGTATTGGTAAATGTATAAATATTCACAGTGAAACACACCCCTTTATAATATTTATGGACTACGAACAAATTTTAAAACGATTCCCTTTTTTAAGTATTATTAGATCTAACGATAAAGAATACTTAGGGATTATACAACAATGTGATTCTGCATATGTTATGTTTTTTGACTACAATTCTATAAAAAACCCACAACTTAAAAAAGCATTCATCAGTTTAGGTGAAACTTGGTGGTGGGAATCTAATAGAAAGATTCCGATAACATTTTTTCTGTATAACGACATGAAAGAGTTTTATCCATTCTTAATGGTTCTTTCGGCAAAAAATACAACAATTGACAGAGGTCACGAAATTAATTTATTTAATATCTCAGAAAAGCGGACTAAGCGTCGCACTATAGAATTAGTTAAAAAACAATAGAATTTAACTGCATTACGATAAGTATTGCGTAACTTATAGCATGGGATTTTTTAAAGTAATATGTACCATCTACTGGTTTTTGCCACACTTTTTGTTCTATCTGTTGCCATTTTTCTTCCAATAATTGTCGCTTTGCTGGCCTTATAATTGCTAGAACTGCGGCTAATTGTTCAACACTTCTTGGTTGCAACTTTCGTAAAATATCAATATGGTCGTGTATATGAAATAGTTTTTTAACTACTTTCTCATCCAATAATAAGTCCCAATTTGGTTCTTTGGAAATCAGTTCTTCCAGTTTATTTGGATTAATATCTTTGTATGCACTATTATTAATCACATCTAATTTAAAAAAACCAAGATTATCTGCTGTTTTATAATCTACGGCACAAGTACCATTTAACCAATCGGCTGGTACATTATGAAAATAAACACCAGTCTTATGCTTTTTATTATCTGTGAGTTTAGCAGGAACATGTTTGAATAATTCTAATACTTTATCTCTATCTGCTACATCAATATCAACATCTGTATTAAACGCCATTAAACTTCATTTCCATTATTACATTATTAGCCCAATTAATGTCATCTCTATTTCTATCAAATAACCGATTCCATTTTGGTAGATCATCTCCAATCCAAGTATCTAAATGTTTAAGTTCGCTATCTTCCATTTTAGATAATAACTGCTTTCCAAAGTCTGTACCAACTGCAATCCATAAACTTAATTTACCATCACGTATAAGTTTTAATATCGTTGGCGAGTTAACATTTTTATAGAAGTCTTGCATTGGTTTATTTTGATCCTCTGCCCAATCTTGTGTACACAATACAAATTTTTCTAATGCACGTTGACACGATTCTTTTAATGCATGTTGTTTAATAAATTTGTCATACGTTGTATCCTTTCTCCAATGATCAACTTTAACGTTATTATCACAGATCCAATCCATAAACTCTTGATAGTTTTTAATTTGTGCTTCTAACAAATACCTAGCAAATTTAATAAATTCCATGTAATGTCGTGATGATAAAAACTTTGATATATCTGCTTGTCTATATGTATTTCTAGCAAGAAATTTATTATAACACCATAGTGCTATAATCATATACTTCTCATCTTTATCGTTGTTATATAATTTTTTTGGACAAGAATGCGATGCTAATGTTGTTTCTTTTACAAATTCACGGTTACAAAAACTACATTTAAACTTTGCCATCTACTTCATTTATCATATTTTGAATTGCTTTTTTATCATTTAGCAATATGTTTAACTCGTCTTGATTTAAACTTGGATACAACGAACTTAATCTATCTGCAAGTTCGTCTTTTTTAGTTTTTTTACTAACACCAATCCACGGATGGAATTGATTAGTGCCTATACCAATAACAGATGCTAATTGCCAAAATAGTTTTTTATGTTTGTATAAAACTGAAAAGTTTTTGTTTAGCAATTCATTAGCATATGTTAGATAATGAGTCTGTAACTCTTTGCTACCTTTAATACTACTAGTCCATCGTAGCACCATAAACGGACTAAACTCTTTTTCTTGTTCTTCGGATAGTTGATCATAGAAGTCTTTATTGCGTCTATCAACTGCTCCTAACATTGATTTAAGGTCAATCTTTTTCATAATAAATATATATTACACTATTTAGGTTGTTTTCGCAACCTTTATTATGGGGCACCACCTCGTAGTTGAATAGAACAACATAGGAGAAAACAAATGGGAAGACCAATTAGTAAAAGACATATAGGTTCACCTGATGCAGGTAACGAATTAAAATGTCGGTATCATACCGGAGCCGCAGAAGTAAACGGCTGGATTGTTGCACAAAAAGGTGCAAAAAAATATAAATGTTATGATGGTTCAACTTATGCAACATGCAAATTAGTTGACAAAGCACAAGGTTCATTAGCCGCTGGCGAAATGACTGTTACTGTTAAAGACGATGGCGGAACAATTCGCCAGGTCACAAAAATTACAGGACATAGAGTTATGCTTGATTCAGGCACATCTCAGCCTTGGACATTTACAACAGATGCCGCTGACGACAAAGTGGAAATTGAAGAAGCAGGAACGGACGATTCCTTTACCGGCTCAGACGATTTCGAAGCAGACTGATTTTAGGGGGAACAATAGTTCCCCTTATACCCACAACTTTTCAAAATCTAATACCTCAGGAATCTTTTGTATATCTTTAACAAAAAATGCACAAATGTTAGTCTTAGGATTAACAGGTACTGCTAATATATGCCCAACTCTTAACTTAGGTACATACCATTTTTTCTCAGTATAAACATTAACAACATCCAAATCACCAAAGTCTGGCATAATACTTGTATTACCCATATCCAAACAAAATGCAGAAAAACGCCTGCCTGCACAATGAACTAATGTTAATATTTCACTTTCGCCTGTGAATCTATCAGCAATAATAATATGCCAATCCAGTGGCATATGAAACCTGTTTCCTCCTATTTCAACTTCCAAACAAGGTGTGCTGAAACTTTCTAAAAATACTAATGGACAATATATAAAATCAGGAGTATTTGGATCACTATAATCTAATACTCCGTAATAAACATCATCTATTTCTTCTGGTATACGATCTATGTCGTATACTCCATGTTCTAGTGTGTGTAGTAGCATATTACCATTTTATTTTTTCTATTGTGTAAGGGTATCGAGCTTCATTATAAAATTTCTTACGTTCTGTAAGATGTCTTTTAGAAAATTTAGCAGAAGAAGTTATATCCCAAATTTGAACAAAGTTCTTATCTTTTGCTTTTCTAATACCTCTACCGATTGACTGTATGACACGGACAAAACTTTTACCTGGCTCGATAAGGACCAAATTAAATATCCTAGGTATATCGATGCCAACAGATGCAACCCCGTAAGTAGCAATAATTGCTTTGTTGTCAGCGGTTTGAATTTCATCGTATTGTTCTCTTCGGTCTGCTGACTTGACCGAACCTGATATAAAAACGCTCTCATTTCCTAATCCTTCTTGGAGTATTTTTCCTGCTTTAATACGATCAACTAGTATTAAAGTATTACCACCTTTTATTATGTCTTTTAATAACTCTATAACGTACTCCATACGAGTTTCATTTGTGGTAAGATATGATAACTCGCTTGCATAGTTATTATACTGTATTGTGTCCTGTAATTGCAAGACATTTACTTTGCAGTCTGCAAGTACTCCTTGATCTTGCAAATCCGACGCTTTTAAGCGGTTTACAACACCACCTAAACTAACAACTAATGAAACATATGCCCAATCCTCTTTTGGTATTGTGCCTGTTAGTCCCCAACGGATTGGTACCTTTGCAAATGGGCCTGTAAGTAATCGTTTAAGTACATCTGCTTTTGCCATGTGTACTTCATCAACAATAACTGCACTAATACCATCTATTAAATCATGTAATCCTAATTCACTTTCACCATCTTTAAATCGTTTATCTAATACATTAAGACTCTGCCAAGTGCATATCGTATGGGTTTTACCAATTTCCTTTCTATCCCCGTAATACACACCGGCATCGAGTCCCAAGTTGATATAATCCTTTTCGGTTTGGGTAACCAAATCCTTATTTGGTACAATAATTAATGTACCTCCATATTGTTCTACACGTTGGCTTAATGTGGCAGTAACTAATGTTTTACCTGCACCTGTAGCAATTTCTTGTAGACATTGTGGTTGTGATAAAAATTGATTTATAATACTAACTTGATAATCTCTCAGTATAATTGGACTGCCGGCATCATTATGACCTTTAGGCCATTTTTTATCTTTGTGGGTTTCTTCTGTGACTGTTACAAAATCTAATGCAGTACCTTCACGGCTATCTTTTATATCAATATGATAACCTTCGTTAATAAGTTCTGGAATAATATCTTCTAGGAGATTAAGGTAGGTAACGGCCCCAGGACTAAAATAACTAACACATCCGTCCCAACGGCCTAATTTGTAAGCAGGTACATGATAAGCATAAGGCATAAAATACTTAAATTTCTTTTCTAATTTACGCCTTGTCATTAAGCCTAAATTATGTATCTTTACGTTGACTTCATCTTTTATTTCTATTATGCAATCCATTTAGTTGCCAAAAAAAAAGGCCCATCAAGGGCCTTTTTATAAACCCTTACTCGCTTATCCTCGCTTTATGCAAGTATTCTCAGCAAGTGTCATCCAGCGATGCTCTGACATCTTTTTAAGGTCTGCCAGTTTTGTTACCATTCTCAAACTAACTTCACGTAATCGATCGGTATTGGATTCCATAAAATTAACTACTTCTTCCTCACCGGCTTTACCGAAGTTATATGTATTAAGCATTCCGTCTGCAACAATCTGCTTTACACGAAGCATCTTATCGTGCATTGTATCAAGTGTCAAGTCCAAGTAATGACATCTTGAAAGAATCGCTTCCAAGTGGTCCTTGATCTTTCCTTTGACTTTATCAAACTTTAAGTTTGTAATAAAAACAACTGATCCACAAAACTCAAATTTCTCTGGAACACCTTCTCTGCGTAATGCTGAACTCTCTGTGTTCCAACTAATCATTCGCTTGTTACTGGAATCAAGTGCCGCCTTCAGCAAGTTCAAACTAACTTCGTCCCAAAGGATGCTATCACAGTCATCAAGTACCAATACGCTTCCTGGATCTGCATACCTGTAAAGTAACTGGTACAAACCAATTGCACTTGCCGCACCTTTTTCAACACCAAATTTAATTGTGTTTCCGGCAAGTTTATCAAACATGCTATTCTTTTCCAGTACCTTCTCAACACCAAAACTTTTACCAACTCCTGGAGGTCCTGTTACAACCATTCCACGTACAATACCATCAACACTCGCTTGAGTCATTTCGTCCAAAATTTCGAAACGCTCTTTAATTTCGTTAATACGTTCCTCATCCGTTTTTTCTGCTACAACTACTGGTGCTTCCTCAATCATAGTCTCTCCTTCTCCTAGGTTTACATAAGGTGCATAATTGTGACTGGTAGTTTTAACTCGAATGTTATTGTCAGCGGTGCGAATAGTAATAAAACCATCCCATCCATCTTTTGGGGCGTTAAAAGGCTGATATTCTTTTACAAGAACTCCTTCTGTTCCTTGCATTCCTTGTCCTCTGTAACTTCCACCTGTTAACGTTACCTGTGTTCCTGGCTGTATCATGCTGTCTCCTTTGTTAGCGTGTTTGCCTGGTTGTTTAACTCAATATAATAATTATACGCTCTCGGGACTAAAAGGTCAACCTTTTTGTTCAATTTCTTTCATTTTTTTTCTATTTTTTGTATTTATTGAAGGTTTTCTAGGTCAGGATCCACAAAAAGTTTAACTTCCTTGTCAGTATTGGCCCAATCTGGATACATTTCTATTTCGAATCCATCATAGTGCCGTGATATAACTATTGTCTCTTTATAAAACTCAGCAAGTTTTTTTGCTTCGTTTTTAGCGGCATTTAATGTTTGGAATAAACCTGACTCTTGTTCTATCATAAAGTTATATCTTCTAATCCAGCAACTCTCAATTTAATAACATTATTAATTTGAAATTGTTTGGCTTCAAGGGCCTTCATTAGCCCATGATACTTGTTACGAACAAAGGCAATCTCGTTTATTAGTCCTTGTAGGTCTAACACGGATTGCTCTCCATCAACATATTTGTCAACATCTCTACTTGATAATGCTCTTTCGTAATGCTCTAAATATTTTCTAAAAAGCCTACCACGTTCTCTTCGCATTTCAATATTGAGATGTTCTAATATACCTTCAAGTTCTTGTAATTGATTAAATCTGTATGCCACAATACCCGGCATCTCTCTTGAGGTTCTTTCGACGTTGCCTTTCATAGAAACTTCAAGGCCAACATTTTCTAATTCGTTATTATAGTAATCAATACAATCAGGAATTTTACTTAAATCCTTTTGTATTTGTATAAACCAAGTTGACATTTAATAATTAAAATCTTCAGGTTCTTCAAATGTATCATCCAGTTCATCTTCATATCTAGTATCGATAACTGAATCTAATGTTTTGCTATAACCTCTGAGACTATGTAAACTATCTTCTATAGAATAACTATAATTTTCAAAAATTTCAACCAATTGATCGGTTGCTTCTTCTAGTTCCTTTTTATCCGTATATGCTTTTAACATGTCAAACATATCGTGAAAAAAAGCAACATCACTATCATTCATCTGCATCCGGCAAATCCTCTTGTATTTCTTCGTTATTTATAAGAGTCTCGGCCATTTTAACAATAGTATCTGCTTGAATTTCTCTATCACCGGTCTCATTAATTACTGTTTGTAATTTTTCGTGGCTCCAATTTTTACGGAACTCTTTAATTTCGTTACCATCTTTGGTTTGGTATTTTAACTTATTACCATCCTTTACAATGACGCCTGCTTTTTCAAACAAATCTAAACAACCACTATAAGGATCCATTCCAGTATCATATGGTATTTTAACTTGTACACTTTCAAACGGTTTTGCAAAACGTGTTTTCATTACTTTACATGCCGCTCTAATACCACGTATATCTGTAATTTTGTTTCCTGATTCGTCTTCTTTAAGTTTAAGTTTTTTCATTGCAACAACAATAGACGAAGCATATATAAATCCTTGTCCACCACTAATCTTATCATCTGGATCAAACATATCTTGTGATGCATATGTGTGATTAGTAGCAACTATTCCGACTGGATGTCCTGCAATTAAATTAACACTATTACGAACAAGGGCAGTCAATGCTTTGGGTTTTCTACCCATATCACCTTTCATGTCGCCTTTTTCAAATTGATCAACATCAGTTGGTGTAAGTAACATGCCTAATGAATCAGTTACAAACAAAACTTTTTGACGTTCTTCGTAAGGTACATCTGAATATTGTTCTTTATACCCTTTCATAAATTCACTTACAAATTTAGCAACTTCGTCAATCATTGATACACCAAATCGCATAAGTTTATCATCGGCTGTATCAACACCAATTGCTTCTAGCCAATCTGAATCTAGGGCATTTTCTGAATCAAGTATAATAGGTAAAATACCTTGTTTTTGTGCCTGTTTTACTAAGTTACCGGAACATATATAACTTTTGCCGGATCCACTTTCACCTGCAAAACATGTAACTCTACCAAGCGGAATACCTTTACTAAAGTCTCCACTAATCAAATAATTTAAAGCATAGTTACCGGTACTAATCCAATCAACAGGATCGTGAAATCCTACTGCCATTCCCGGTACTGCTTTTGTAATACTATTTCTAAATTTAGAAATATCAAATGGTTTTGACATTTAATTCCTCAAGAAAATGCGGGGCATCTCTGCCCCGCTGATTTAAGATATATTAAGAATTCTTGCGTTCACGGATCATTGCAAGAATTTGATCGGCCGAAGGCTTACTGCCGTCAGTTGCCTCTTCAGTTGCCGGTTGCGGATCTGCTTCTGGTGTCTGTTCTTCTGCTTTGGGTTGTTCAACAGTACTTGCAGTTTCGCTTATAGTGGGTTCTGGAGTAGGAACTGTTCTGGCGTTACCCTCAGTTTTACTCATGCCGGCTGGTGTGTAATATGAGCCCCATTTTGCTGGGTCATATAAATCACCGGCTACCGAAGCCTCAAACATTTCAAAAATTGCTTTAACTTCATCATCGTTTGGTTGCTTTGGCATAAAATCATTAAGTGTATGCAGTCCGTTTGATTCAACTGCGGTTCTTTCAAACTCGTTTAATGCTCTTTCTTTACGAGCCCAATTAGATGTTGAATAATCTGCATACTGACCTTTTTGGGTCTTGGTAAGTTTAAAATCTGTACCATTTTCGTAATCGGTTGGAATCTCTGGAAAGTCAGGATCCATTAATGCCGCCGATATAATTTTGTAAATTGACGGATTAATAATAAATCTACGAATTGGATTTTCTGGAGTTTCGTCGTCTTTAAGTGGATTTTCTACTACAAATCCTTGAAAGATATAAGACCGCTTTTTCCAATACTTACGAGCTTCGTTCTCTAAGGATGGGTCTTTAAACCAAGGACGAATTTCTGCGTGGACTGGGCATTCTTTTCCCCACATCTCTACACAAGGTACTTGTACTAAAATATTTCGGGTCTCGTCTTGGCCTTTAACTCCCGGAAATGGAATCTTAATCATTTGGCGTTCTTGCCAAAAGAAGGTGTTCTCTGCATCTTTATCGGGTAAAAATCTTAATGTTGCAGTTGTGTTTTCTGGGATATTCCAAAAGGGATATATTGCATTGTCGGTAGTAAAGTTACCACCGGATTTTGATTCTTTTTCGATCAACTTAGATCTGATTTCTGCTAAGGTAGGCATAGTAATTCTCCTATATTTGCCGTTAATTGCCTGGATCATGATTGCTATTTGCACTCATGAACTTATTATAACATAGAGCTTGTATTAAGGTCAACCTCTTATTACACTACTATTTATTACGGATACTCTTATATCCACGGTCTCGCATTTTATATTGGGGCGAAGACTTAACCATTGCATTTGGTTCAATGCCATGTTTTTTTGCATGTATTAATGCTTGTGTTGATTTTTCAGGACTGTAACCAAGTTTGTTTGTCATTTCGTCATGAGCTTGAACATTCTTTTTACGATCTATTTGCTTTTGTTGATGTTTACTCAAATTTGCAATACTAGGGTTAGCCTTCATAACGCCCATTTCAGTTATGTCATCTTCAGTTATTATCTCAGTTACTTTCATCTTTACCTTCCTCTAGTTTATTCATGTATGCTTGAAGTCCGGTTACTGCTTCTTCTACTACAACTTCTTCTTTTGCATTTTCAGTAAGCACTTGTACTGATCTATTACCATTTGCAACAACCTTAGCAAAATGATTCATTGATTCACGTCTTGTTGATTCGCCCTTAAAGCCACCAACTTTTTTACCGTGTTTTTTAAACCAATCTTTTGGCATTTTTTTAGCCTTTGGTTCCGGGCATGGTTCAGCACTTTCCTCATAGGAACCATAATCTTCATCTGTGCCGTGTCCTGCAGAAGCCATAGCAGAATCAAAATCGCCATCCATTGGCTCAGCAAATCTTTCAGAACCATATTCGTCTTGTAGGTATTCTTCAATCCATTGATCAGGATCACCATCTCTTGCTTTAGCAATACCATATGGCATTTCACCTGAGTTAAGAAAGTAATCATATAGCTCATCATAAAATTCTTGATGATCATATAAACTAGTTTCGCCATTCATTACAGATGCCATTGCATCTGCATGTTTATCTACAATATCATCTAACTGAACACTTGTTTCTCTAAGTGCAAGTCCTGCTAATTTTCGTAAATCATTTTCAGTTTTAATTATTGGAATCATTTGTACACTCCTGCTAATTGTAATAACCTTGTATTCTCAACATCTTCTTTTGCTTTAACTTTTTTACCTTTAGGTTTTTCTTCTGTTTCGGATCCAGCAATATATGTATCACCTGCCCATTCACCACTTGTTTCGTTATCGGTTCTAAGTTCGCCTTTTTCTTTAGCGTCTCGACGCCAGGCTGGTACATATTTTCCTTCTATGCCTTCGTTAAAAAAGATATCGTTACTTGTGTACTTGCTTAATTGCTGATTTAAACTTTCTTCAATAACTTCTGTTACATCTGGTTTTTCTTGGTTTTCGAAAGTAATATTTGCTTTAACCATGCGAAGTGCTTTATTTCTATCGCCTACTTCCATGTTATTAAACCCTTCTGCTATTTCTGTAACTAATGCACTAACGTTTGGGTTTATTGCTTTCTCACCAACATATGTTAACCAATGTTGGTTTTTTAATGTAACACTATCAAACTCAAAGTTGCTAGGATTGTTTATATCGTCATCTTCAAATAATCCAAGCTCAATTTTACCTTCAAGAAGTGCTAACTCAAGACGTTCTATAATTGTACCTTCAGAAACAAGAGTAGCAAGGTAAGGAAGCACACCTGCAATACTCTCATCAAAAGTATGTTTGGTTAGAACTTCTTGTAGTTCGCCTTCAACTTCTTCGTTTTTAATTTGTTCGTTATTAATCTGTTGGATTGCTTCATTGTAAGATCGTGAACTTTTAATTTTGGTAAGATTTTCTTTAATATTATTAACACGCATAATTGCTAATTCGTGCAATCCACTTACACTATCATTTTCATTAAAATTTCGCCGAGTATATCTAACAAAATTCTTTAATTGTCCTAGTTCTTCGTCAAGTCCAATTATACCTTTACCACCATCATCAAACGGTGTTCCTTTATTTGCAATGTGTCTTGCCATTGCTCTAGCGGGTAATAAATTTTTGCTAGGAAATTTAAATCGTTCGCCCTCGGCATTTTCAATATAAATGGATTTTATATTGCGGGCTCTACTGCCTCGTTGTTCTTCATTAACAGGTGCGGCATGTCTTACTACTAATCTAGTATTACCTACATCCTGATATGACGATTTTGAAGAACCATATGTTTTAGAGAATGCACTCTCTTGTATACTGTTCATGTCTGCTTCCTTTGTTAAATCAAAAACGTAATCTTTTGGTTGTAATGAATGACCGAATTTTTTAATATTAAAATCCATCATGTATTTTTTTGCTAGTTGTTTTATAGTGTCGATAGTATCTTTTGCTTCCTCAAAGGTAATACTTTTACCTAAATGTACTTTAATTTCTTCATCGGAGCATGTTACAACTACATTTGCATCTGTTAGAAAAAACCGCCTAGCATCTTCAGGCGTTATAACTTTTTTTCCAATATCATCAAACATGCGAATAGTATATCCATACCCCTTGAGTATTGCAAATATATTTTCGCTTATAGTTCCTGTATCGATAGCCATAAATCACAACCCTTTATGATATTTATCAAAGAATGCCGATTGGCATTGGCATATCCAGCGGATCATCTCCCAAAGGATCGACTAATTCTTCGAATGCTTCTCTATCATGCTTTGTAATTAGTTGTACAATTCGTATACATAATACGGAGGCCATTACTAAATCATCATGAGCTCCGTCTTTTGCCGCATACGATCTACCTCTTGCAACAAATGTTTTAAGTTCTTGTATTAAATTTCTACTATATATTTGTACTTTTTTCTCTTCTACAAAGTATTTTAACTTAGAACATGCTTCTAACTTGTTTTTATGAGTTGTAACCATTCCTCTAGTAAATGTTTGTCCTTTAGTTTTTGGTTCATTTACTAAATTACCATAAAAATTAACAGGACCTAATTCTTCATATGCCATTAATGATGCTTTGCCTATTCCATTATTTTCAATACTATAATATATGTTTTCTTCGTTTTGTACTTTATCTTGTATTTCTTCTAGTATACTTTGAAGTATAAGCATCTGATTACGTACATCTGTTTTATTGTGTTTCCATTCTGCTACTTGGGAAAATTTAGGTAAACTAAAAACTTGTATAGCCGCATAATCACTTCCTGTACCCATTGAAGGATCTAATCCTACACAATATGTAGAATTTTTATTAATTTCTTGGTACCAACGAACTTGTCCTTCTGTGCGAATCGGATTGTGTTCTTCTAATAATACAAGTTTTAAAGGTGCTATAAGTGTTTCGTCAGCAGTAATAAATTCACATTCATGTTCTCGTCTAAAACGTTCCTCACCTATTTTTCCACGTTCTTCGCTTGCCCATTTTTCATCACGATCAGGATGATCTTGCCAACGTGATCTAAATGCCCTAAATCCGTTTTTACCCAATTCTTGCTCATTACCATAATCATCAACATTGTCAACTGC